AAGCTTGAGGTGTGTTGTATTACGTTTATCTGCTATGTTCCAAAGCAACTCTTCAGGTCGGCTTTCGATATAGCGTTTAGCTTCCCGTGCAAACGTAATAGGGAATGTAGATATGGCAGGTGTACATAACATCCAGATCTCTCCTTTGTTTCCTACACCAGCTACACCAGCTATCACTCCTGTAGGTGACGTGAAATAGACAGAGTCTGTTTGTTTAGCACCTATAGGTAGAGTCAGCTTTGGGTCATGTCCATGTCCCTCCACTACCTCTCTGTGATCTTCTGGACGTAAGTTACAGGCCACCTCATAGGCAGCCTGCATAGTTATTGGATGGATAATCTTAGACACGTTTATGATTCATGGGTGTGTAATCACCCTCCCATGTCAGTGAATGTAGGGATGCAGGACCTGGATGGGTAGATGTAATATCAACTCTGAAATTAGAGTTACGTTGGTAGACAGGTACTGTGTATGAATAGTTATCGACAAATGGTCCTTTACCTGACTTGTACCAGTCCATAGGGGTCTGATCAAGAACGTTACTTACAACCTGGTTATCACGAAGGTTGACCTTTGCATCTACCTGAGACACATCACCATAGTGGAGATGCATACGTTGGATGACAAGAGAAGCAGTTAGATCAGATGTAGTTTTTTCACCTGCTGTCTTACGAACAAAGAACTTAGGGATAGAAGCATTGAAATCAAAGAGCCATCCCATGATGACTGTCTGTCCGGCAAAGTTGCCATGGAATACAAAGTCATTACCACTAACAGACTTGTATTTGTAAACCGTACCAGTATCCCTATCAACTACAGCAGGTGTACCCGTACCGACACGGTTAGGCCAACTGATAGACGTAGTATTATCTGTACTGCTATAGGATCCGGCAGTGATAAATTCAGCGGAATCTAAGTGGATCTGATAACTACGATCATCGCCAAAGAAACCAACACCAGGTACAAAATCATCAACTGAAGTTCCGACATTGCGATCCTGCAAATTGAGTTCTAGTAGTTTATAATCAGAAGAAATTAAATATAGGTTGTCATCCAAGACAAACGTATAAGCAAGATTAAACGGTAAAGTCCATTTAAACCAAGCTGTTTGTATACGTTCACTACCAGCAACTACATATCGATACAAGTAAAGATCGGGGCTTCCTTTTTCCGCAAGGAAAATAGTACTGTTTTCTCTGCTATTAGAAATAAGATTAACAGAGTTGGGGATTAACTTTGACACCACCTTAGTTTGATCAATGATCTGTGGCTCACCCTCACGCTTGATGTCAAACATCTCAAAGAAACGAGAGTATGTACCTGCAGTATCAAGGAACCCAACTGTGGTACCTAAACTAATAGGAGCAGTTTCTGGACTATACCTATAAGTAGAAATGTTAGATAGCTTAGCCGTATCAGGTGTCAACGCATCACTATCAGTATGCAACATAAATTGTTGCGTCTCAGCAAATACAAGCAAACCAGTATTAGTTTCTATGCAATCAACAAACCTGGTAGGTTGTGTAGAGCTTGACTGAATATCAATAGGATCATTACCAGACACTACAAGTGCAGTGTTGTTAAAGAAGTTAAAGATCTCATCAGCCTGACTAAGGATGATGTTGTCTTCACACAAGAAGCCAAGACGGTTTCTGTGGAAGAAAGTTTGTGAAATTTTTTTGTCTAGAAATGTAGGGAAAGGATTTGTATTACCATCACCTACCTGTCTATCAGTCCAGGTAACATAACTTACTTGGAAGTTACCATTAGCCTGACGCTGGATTTTAATTGGTAACGTAGTTTGATCTAAGCTGGTTAGTTGGCCTGGCCCAAGAGTTTCTTCCCACCTACCAGGGCCATCTATATTATTTTCACCTACAAATTTTAAATAAAAATTATCTTCTTGTGACTCACTACTATTAACAACTTCGACAACCATGCCATGCTTACATTGTCTTGGAAGTTCAGATACATCGTTAACTTCAGTAGATGTAATCCGCCAAAGATCAGGCTGAGCTGTGGTTACATTAAAAGCAGTTTCGTGTGAAAGAAAGAATCCATTACCAATCTTTTGAACATGTGGGGTAATGTCAGCATTAGCTTTAACAATGTCAAGTATAGTATCAGCAGAAATTGTTTGATTAGGATCAAAACTTGTTGGAGCTGGCCTGTATGTACCAAGATCCTTTTTAGTCTTAATAGGTTGAATTTCATCAATATCAATTTCATACGTAACACCTTTTAGAACTGCAGTAACAGTATTACCGCTTGTATAATCAAGACCACCATGCAATAATTCTGCTACTATATTGTATACGCCAACGTATTCATCAGGCTTGAGAGTATTACCAGAATGTTTAGACACATTTACTTGTCCAGTAACAGTAAGTCTGATGATCATCCCTGATCCTGATCCACCTGATACTGATAAAATTTCAGTACCTTGAAATGGTAGTTCTGGGTCTATACCTTCATATGTATTGCCAGAGGTATTCCTCTCAATACTTAATCTAAAATTATTTGAATCATAGATAATATTATTTTTATTGGTTTGAGTAGTGTATGGATTTTCTTTTACACTAATCCTAGTAACCCTGCCTTTTGAAGAGCTACCTCCAATAAACTCTTCAGTAGCACTAGGACTAGCTACATCAAAACTATATTCACGCCCATGTGAAACTTGCCTTAATTCAACAAAGGTTTGGAATTCTTCACCACTCCTACCAACAGAAGCAGCCCTTGTAGGTGAAAACTGACCAGCAATATCTTCAACAGTTTTTGTAGTATTAGTGACAAACGTAGTATCAGCAACAGTCAAGAACTTAAGGTCAGCAGTAGTGGAATGGGTTAAGTATCCTGATGCATTACCACCAACCGAGACAGTAGAACCATCGCTTACTTTCCACATATTGACTGAACCATTGGTCTGAACCTGACCTATATATGCACCTTCAGATTGGTCACGATAATAACTAAACCAAGAACCAGTACTTGTAGCACCACTCAATGAATTTAGATAGCGTGAACCAGGACGTTTGACTAGACCTTCTGTAATGTCTGGTACACCATTCAGTAGATCTTTGACCTGGCCTGGAAGCATTAGCTCATCAGGCTGCTGTGAAATGCCACCTGTGAAGCTTGGAATTGTTTGAGTGATACTTGTCATTAGCGCCTTAGTGCATGATATGGTTTATATGCTTGATAGGACGTGCCATTAGGCCAACCCATAAAGGTGTGATCGCCTTGATCACATTCGTATTCCATACAAGCTGCACGTGACTGTGCCTCTTGTGTACCTAGTAGCTCTACCAATTGAGGGTTAGCAACAAGTTGAGTAGCAGCACGACCTGCTGCACGGAGAATGATGTACCGCTGGAATACAGACGGTAGGTCGTTGAACTCATACAGGGTCACTACGTCTAAATACAAGTCAGTAGTAAAGACATCGGTATGGTTGTACTTGTCATACAAGCGGCCATTCCTTTTAACTACGTCTGTAGTCTTAATGTTCTGACCATCAGTGACATCATATCTAATAACATTAGGAGAGATGATGTAGTGACCATCAATGTTTGGTGAGTACTTGTAGTTATATTCAGTGTTAAAAGACCAGCCTTCATTCTGGACATCAATATTTACTTCACGTACCAGGTTGTGAATAAATGAAATCTCAGGGTTGGTGAAGTCAAGAGTGTTGACTGGGGCTTGACCGATACTCCCCAGAATTGAGTTGACTGCGGATAGTTCGGTATCGAGTGAAATCGTGGAGGGAGTAGTCATATAAGTAAAAAAAAGGGACCCCGAAGGATCCCCATAGTTGGATAAAATTAAGCGTTTGCTGGGTAGGTAGCACCGAACGCAGCAGGAGCAGAAGAACCTGCATACAGCTCGACGCAAGCAGCAGGGTTCAGGAAGTCTGCACCCATCGCCATACGGCCAAGGATCACATCACCCTGGTACAGAACAGACACGTCTCCACTGGTCACCTGGACCTGAGGACCGATTGCTTCAACAACACCAGCAGCTTCGCGTTGGAACACGAGACCACAAGTGGTATCAAAGGAATTCTGTTCACCGTAGTTGTTGTTCATACCGGCTACACCGCCGCCATCTTCAAGCGCAGTGTCACTACCGATGAAGTCACCTGTGTTACCAGGAGTGGTGACAGCGCCACCGTACTTAACACCGTAGTTGCCAAAGAACGGGATGTTCATTGACTTGTAGATCTTGATGCCAGCAATCTCGATGATGCCTTGGCCAGACTGCAAAGCAGTACCTTGAGCATCACGATTTACCAGGCCGTTGGAACCAACAGCTTGGATCAGTTCGTAGTACTGACGAGGGTTTAGAACTGCCACACGTCCGTCAGTGCTGACTCCCTTTTCATCGAGAGCAGCGGCTGCATCGTAGAAAGCACCAATCAGTTTTGCTGAGTTGTATGCATCAGCTTCTGCAGTACCGACAGCAACTTGTGTACCACCGGGTTCTGCAAAGTTAGTAGCAGAAACAGGAGAAGCAATACGTGCACCTTTAGCGATAGCACGGAAGATCAAACGGTCATACTTTTCTGCGAGTGCATAACCAATTTTCTTGGAAATTTCACCCCTTAATTCGTAATGAGCAAGTGTCTCATCGAGCTCATAGACGAAGGCAGAACTGATCAGAAGATCATCAATAGTGATCGTCTTCTCTGCAACTGGAGGTGCACCATCAGTGTTACCTAGGATGCTATTTCCTGGAGTATGGAACTCCGATGTCATACGACCAGTGTAGATGAACTGCAAAGATTTGCCGTTCTTGAGTGTACGCTTCGTGACAAGATCACGAGCGATTGTGTTATGTTGGAACCCTTTAAACATCTCTCCACTGAAGAGTTTAAGATAAAGAGCACGCTTATCACCCGCAAGATTCTGCTGGCCTAGATTGACTAGCTGTGCGGGGTTAACTGAAGACTGTTGAGCCATTGTTACTAATTAAATAAAATAAATGTTGATATAACCTATCCAAGATCTTGAAATTTTTGTGGTCTATTCCCACCGTCTAGACGGCAAAGGGTATCCTCCGTAGAGGGCCAATGCCAATTGCTAAGGGAGGATTTGCACCTCCCAATGACAGAACTACTTAGCG